GTGCAGGCTGACATTGATGCCATCCGCAAGGGAGATTATAATTTTAAGGGGATTGGATATGAGAGTGTACATTAGCGGTGCGATATCGGCAGATAGAGGATATTATCAGAAGTTCTTTAATGCCGAGGTTAACATGAAGAAGTTGGGGCATGAAGTTATCAACCCTGCAAGGGTTGCGAAGTCTTTACCCAAGAGAATGGATTATGAAGACCATATGAAGATTGATTTTGCTCTTATCGAAACCTGCGATGCAATCTGTCTTTTAAGGGATTGGGAATCAAGCGCAGAATCCATTCGTGAAAAGGAATTTGCAGAGAGCCTGGGAAAGTCGATTATTTATGAAAGGAGAAAGAAAAATGAAGCGGTGTGATAATTGTGCGAATGCAATTTATGATAGGGTTCCGTATGGATCCACGAGTGCCGAGTATATGTCCGGTTGCAAGTGCGAGGATGAAGTAACCGAAGAGGAAGCGGAAAACGAAACCGAGTGCCATTGCTGGAAACCTTATGATTGGGAGGAATCAGAATGATCCATTTAGGAGATATTACAAAAATTAACGGATTTGATGCACCGGTAGTTGATATTATTACCGGTGGTTCGCCTTGCCAGGACTTATCCGTTGCAGGTAAAAGGGCAGGGCTTGCAGGAGAACGAAGCGGCTTATTTATGGAACAGATCCGAATAATAAAAGAAATGAGAGAAAAGGAGAAACAAAATGGAAAGACAGTTGACGATATTCGACCAAGATATATGGTCTGGGAGAACGTCGCAGGAGCCTTTAGTTCAAACAAAGGAGAAGACTTCCGAGCCGTTCTTGAAGAAACCGCAAAAGTCGCAGATAAAAACGCCGTTATTCCTGGACTTAAGGGGGGCAGAAGTGGACTCCAAGCGGATGTATCTTGGGAGATGGGTGGTCAATTGCTTGGCGATTACACGATGCTCAGTTTTGGGGAGTTCCCCAGCGAAGAAAGAGAATCGCTCTTGTCGCAGATTTTGGAGGATCATCCGCACCAGAAATACTCTTTGAGCGCAAGGGCTTGTCAAGGGATATTGAGACGAGCGGAGAGAAGAGGCAAGGAACTGCCGCAGAAATTAAAAGAAGTCCTGGAGCGACAAGGGGGGGCTGTACGATGTGAGAATTTCTTCTGACGGAACCAAAAATTGGAGAGCGCATTGTTATGAAACTGAAATCTGTCGAGCCCTTGATACCGGCGGCGAGGATCCCGATTCGAACCATGGGGGTGTGGCTATAATTCAAGCGTGTGGATATGACGGATATAATCAGACTATAGATAAAGAAATTGCTCAACCATTAAGGGCGGCAGATGGTGGAGATTCCACTCCAAAAGTAATAGCAGAGGTTTATGATGCAAGTCGCAGACACAATTACGAGCCGTTTGGAAATGTTTGTGAAACTGTTCAGGCTCATTATGGTACCGGTGGCGGCAATACTCCTATGGTGGTTTCAAGCAATTGGGATGGTTCACAGATTGCACCAACGTTAACCGCAAATAATGCAGGTGGCAATCAGAGAATGCCGGATAAAGAAAATTTTAACGCTGTAATAAGTTTTGGAAATGGACAGTTACACGATGCGATGAGTCCAAGCGTAGAAGTTTCTAAAACATTAAATTGTATGGATGATCCGGCAAAAATCGTTACGTATGGTCTTGATAGGGCATCTTTTAATCAAGGAGAAAATGCTCAATATGATTTTAGTATCGATGAAGAGAAAACTGGACCGCAAGTGGCAAGAGGTCCAGGAGCCGTATTTCATTCTATAGTTCGCAGATTAACTCCTTTGGAATGCGAGAGATTACAAGGATTTCCCGATTATTGGACAGATATAGGCGATTGGGTTGATTCCAAAGGAAAAAAGCACAAAGGCGATTCAGACTCTCCGAGATATAAAGCCTTGGGCAACTCTATTGCACTTCCTTTTTGGAAATGGATGGCAAAGCGTATGGTTTGTTTTTTGGATCATCCGACAATGGCAAGTTTGTTTGATGGAATCGGTGGGTTTCCTATTGCATATTCAGAAGCAGGATGCGAACCGGTATGGGCGAGTGAAATTGAAGAATTTCCGATTGCCGTTACAAAAATAAGGTTTCCCGAATAAAGACGGCAGAGAGATTTTTCTCTCTGTTGTTTTTTGTTGCAAAATAATGTATAATTGAATTATCAATGATGAAAGGAAGGCTTTTATGGACAAGAGAGAGTTATCGGAGAAGTTTGCGGAGATAGGCAAAAGGGTAATTGAGAAAGAAGATTCCCTGGTGGATATCCGCAACAGCCAGGCTACAATCGTTTATCTGACAAGCGAAAATGCCAAGACACAAAATGGCAAGAAAGTCTGCGGTCAATGTGAGAAAGTTCCCGACAAGTATAAGTGGAGCATTCCTGCTGATTTCACGATTACAGTTTTTCTTCCTAACGTTGAGGGTTTTTCGGAAGAACAGTTCGAGATTTTAATTTTCCACGAACTTTTACACGTGGGTATAATCTTTAATGCGGATGGATCCGAAAGTTATTCGGTGGTGCCGCACGATTATGAAGATTTCAAAGAGATTATTGACCGATTCGGTACAGATTGGAGTGTGGCTAATGAAGATTGAAGATATTGCTATTAAGGATTTGGTGCCTTATTCAAAGAATGCAAAAAAGCACGATGAGAAACAGATTAAAAATGTGGTTGAGTCTATCAAGCAGTTTGGGTTCGCTCAACCTTTAGTTGTGGACAAAAACAATGTTTTAATAATCGGACATTGCCGTCTTATAGCGGCGAAGCGATTAAAACTTAAGACAGTTCCGGTTCTTCGTATGGAAGATTTAAACGAAGACCAGGTTAAGAAGTTAAGGCTCTTGGACAACAAACTCAATGAGTCTGCTTGGGATTTCGATATGCTGTCGGATGAACTTGACGATCTGGATTTTACTGATTTTGACCTGGATTGGGAACTTCCCGAAGAAGAAGAGGAGTTGACCATCGTTGAAGATACTCCACCGGAAGTGCCGGAAGAAGCAAAGTCAAAATATGGGCAAATCTACCAAATTGGTCGACATAGAGTTATGTGTGGCGATTCTACCAAGACCGAAGATGTAGATTTGCTCTTGGATGGTGCGAAGATAGATTTGGTTGTTACGGATCCACCTTATAATATGGCTTATGAGGGTGCCGGCAATACCAAGGACCGCAAGGCAAAGCGTATTATGAACGATAAAATGCCCGAAGAGGAATTTTTCAAGTTCCTGCTTGCGGCATATAAGTCTTATGTTTATGCGATGAAAGACGGCGCATCTATATATGTTTTCTACAAGGAAATGGGACACGGAACCTTTATGCGAGCGATGAAAGAGTCGGGGCTGACCTTTAAGCAGGAACTTATCTGGGTTAAGGACCATCTCGTACTCGGTGGCTCGAAGTATCAATCTATCTATGAACCTTGTCTTATGGGCTGTAAAGGAAAGTCAATCAAGATCTGGCACGGCGGCAGAAAACAGAGAAGCGTTATCGAGACGATTGATTTTATGTCCGAGGATGAACTTCGTGGCGTTATTAAGGATATGTGGGATTCGCTTGAGACGGATATCATCCGGGAGAACAAGCAGAGAATAAATGACCTGCATCCGACAATGAAACCAGTCCGTTTAATTGCGAAGTTTATTACCAACTCATCCGATAAAGGTCAGAACGTTTTAGACTTATTCGGCGGTTCGGGTACCACAATGATTGCCGCAGAGCAGACAGACCGAAATTCGTATATAATGGAATTGGATCCAAGGTTTGTGGATGTCATTGTCCAGCGATGGGAGAACTTTACCGGCGAAAAAGCCGTTTTAATATCCGAGGGTAAAAAGTAATTTATCCTTGGACACTTCAAAGAATCGAGGTGGCTTATGGAAAAAAGCAATGCAGGAAGACCGAAAAAAGAGTTTGATGCAAAATCATTTGTTGATTTAGTGGGTTTGGGCTGTACGCAAGAAGAGATTTGCTGGTTCTTTAGAGACCAAACCGGCAAGCCTGCGAATATTGACACATTATCAAGATGGTGCGATCGCACTTTTGGAATGAATTTTCAAGAGTTTTCAAGACAAAATGGCGGTATTGCTATGAAAATTCGTTTAAGACAAAACCAAATGAAGTTATCAGAAAAAAGTGCGGCTATGGCTATCTTCCTGGGCAAGAATTATTTAGGTCAGACAGACCGCATTGAACAGATTGTTACGCAGATTGAAGATTTGACTCCGTTGGCGGATATGTTAAATGCAGACGAAACAGACGATTGATTGGAAGCCCTTTTCGAAAAAGCATAAAGCCTATATAAAAAATGCTCTTAAGAACCGGATGAGCGTTGCGGAAGGTGCAATCCGTTCCGGTAAGACAATCGACCATTGTATTATTGCGGCGATGTATCTTGAGACCTGCCCAGACAAGATTCATTTAGCGAGTGGATCCACAATCGGTAATGCGAAGTTGAATATCGGGGTTTGCAATGGCTATGGCTTGGAGCATTTATTTGCTGGAAGATGCAAGTGGGGAAAGTTTCGAGACAACGAAGCGTTATTTATCGCAACGAAGACCGGGCAAAAGGTAGTTATATTTGCCGGTGGTGCAAAGGCTGACTCGTACAAGCGTATTCTTGGTAACTCGTATGGCTTGTGGATTGCTACCGAAATCAACGAACATTATGATTCGGAAGATTCAAGGACTTCGTTTATCAAGGTTGCTTTCGGTAGACAACTTGCGGCAAAGCAACCGCTCGTATTGTGGGATTTGAACCCTTGTAACCCTGGGCATAAGATTTATTCTGATTATATCGACCTTTATAAAACGAATTATGTTGGTGGGTACCAATACCAGCATTTTACGATTGCGGATAATCTGTCGATATCGAAATTCCGTAGAATGGAGATTGAAAGTCAGTATGTCAAAGGATCCGTTTGGTACCGGCGAGACATTCTGGGCGAGAGGTGCATAGCGGAAGGTCTTATCTACCCGATGTACGAGAAAGCGGTCTGTAGTTTACCTGCGGAGACTCCGTCAGAATATGTTTTGGCGATGGACTATGGTACGCAGAATGCTTTCGCCGCATATTTGTTTGGAAAAATAGACAAAGTGTGGTATGCTTTACGTGAATACTATTATTCTGGAAGAGAATCTAAAGTTCAGAAGACCGATGGGCAATATTTAAATGACCTGGTGGCGTTTATTTTGGATATTCAGACCGGTCGAAGAATTAAGACAATTATAGATCCGTCTGCGGCATCTTTTATCGCTCTTTTGAAGAAGTTCGAGCATAGATTTAATGTTATCAAGGCTGACAATGATGTTGCGGATGGAATAAGGGAGACCGCTAATGCGCTGGACAATGGTTATGTGAAGATTTGCTCTAATTGTGAGAATCTTGTTAGCGAGTTGTCCGGTTATACGTGGGATCCGAAAGCCGAAGAAGATAAACCTATAAAAGAGAACGATCACGGATGTGATGCGTTACGTTATTTTGTCAAAACGGAACACGTTGTCAGAGAAGCAACAAAAAGGAGGATGTAATGATTACCTACCAGGATATGCAAAAGGCAATCACGAATGGTACCAAGATTGCCGATTTTATCAAAGGTGCAATTGAAAAGCACAAAGGCTCAACAGAGTATATAATGGCTTATGCCGCTGATTGTTATAATAAACATCAGAATTTAACCATTATGCAATATCAGAAGTTTCTGTATACCGCATCCGGCAAGGCGGTTCCCGATAATTATAGCGCAAATTATAAGTTAAGAACGAATATTTTCAACCGCCTGGTTCGACAGCAGAATCAGTTCCTTTTGGGCAATGGTGTGAAATGGGAGAACGAAAAAACCAAGGATGCCTTGGGAAAGGATTTTGACCATCAGTTGCAAAAGGGCGGCGAGAATGCAATAGTTCACGGAGAGGCTTTCGGTTTTTGGAACCTTGACCACGTGGATATTTTTTCATTATTGGAGTTCGTACCCTTGCAGGATGAAGAGACCGGGGCTTTGATGGCTGGTATTCGATTCTGGCAATTGGATAATGACAAGCCCTTAAGAGCAACACTTTATGAGGGTGATGGTTATACCGAGTATATCTGGGAGAAAGACCAGCCGAGTGGAATGGTCCTTTTCGACAAGAGAAGTTACATCGTTAAAACCAAGGGAACCGAAGCAGATGGTATGGAGATTGTTGACGGCGAGAATTATCCTACGTTCCCGATCGTGCCTTTATGGGCTAACGAGTATAAGCAATCCGAGTTTGTTGGTATGAGAGAGAATATCGATGCTTATGATTTGATTAAGTCCGGTTTCTGCAATAATATCGATGATGCATCGGAAATCTATTGGATTATTCAGAACGCTGGCGGTATGGATGAAATTGATATTGCGGAGTTTCTACAGAAGATAAAAACCAAGCACGCCGCTAATGTGGATGATGATCAGAAAGCGGAACCGAATACCATCGAGATTCCGACCGAGGCAAGAGAGAAGATTCTTGACCGCCTGCGTGCAGATATGTATGAGGACTTTATGGCTCTTGATACCAAGAACCTTGCATCCGGTGCCGTAACCGCTACGCAGATTGAAGCGGCATATGAACCTATGAACGAAAAGGCAGACGGCTATGAGTATTGCATAATCGATTTTATCGAAAAAATACTTGCTCTTGCTGGAGTTGAAGACGTTCCGTCATTTACAAGGTCTATGGTTGTTAACGCAACAGAGAATATCCAGGTTATTCTGCAGGGTGCGCAGTATCTGTCGCAGGATTACGTAACCGAGAAGATTTTAACTCTCTTGGGTGACGGCGATAAAGCAGAGGAGATTATAAAAGAAATCGACAAAGAAGATATAGACCGATTCGGAGGCAATAATGAGTGATTTAGGTCACGAACAAACCGATAAAGAATTAAAGCGAATTGAGAACCTTATCTCCAAGGAATACAGCCAGGCGGCGCAGGAGTTGGAAGATAAGATGAAAAGGCATTTTGCGGATTTTGACCGGAAAGATGCCGAAATGAAAAAGAAACTTGATGCTGGCGTAATTACCGAAAAGCAATACAACGAATGGAGAGTTGCGCAGATTGCTGTCGGGGACAGATGGAGAGAGGTTCGAGATTCGATGGTTGATACCCTGGTGCAAACCGACAAAGCGGCGGTTTCTATCATCCAGGGCAATAGTATAAAAGCCTATGGTGATAATATGAATTATGGCACTTATGAAGTTGAGCATAATTCTAAAATCAATACGGGCTTTTCTTTATATGATTTCGATACAGTTAATAACCTGCTCAAAGAGGATCCGGGAATAGTTCCTATGCCGAAAATCGACATCCCGAAAGACGAATTGTGGAACAGACAGAAGTTATCGTCTGCGGTCCTGCAGGGAGTTTTGCAAGGCGATTCTATCTCTGGGATTGCTGACCGCTTAAGTCAAGTGGCATCAATGGATGAGAGTGCCGCTATCCGTAATGCGAGAACATATACAACCGCCGCCGAGAACAAAGGCAGGCTTGATTCGTACGAGCGTGCGAATAATCTCGGCATCCAAACCAAGAAGAAGTGGATTGCTACCTTGGATGATCGTACTCGTGCGGAGCATAGGCACCTGGATGGTATGGTTGTTGACAATGACGATGTTTTCAAAACAGATGGATTTGAGATTGCGTTTCCTGGGGATCCGAATGCGGAACCGGAAATGTTTTATAACTGTCGCTGTACTTTAGTTGCGGAGATTGTTGGTTATGATTATAAAGACGAACGTAACGATTCCAAGTTAGGCGATATGGATTATGAGGAGTGGAAGCACGCAAAGGATAAAGAGTCACAAGAAGAGGGCGAAACAAAAGAAGAAAGAGAAAAAAGAGAACTTGCGGCAGTTCATCAGTATCAGCAGGTTTCCTGGGAAGGAATTTCTAATGATGAGAAAGATTCTCTCAATGATTTCATAAATGATAATGAGGATGTTACGGAACAAGTTTCAAGAGGAATGATTGTTGATCAAAGCCAAATTGACAAATGGTTAAAGGATGGCGAGATTTCAATGGGCGAAATGAGCAGTTGGACTACAGATGGAACTACGGCGGCAGAATTTGCAAATGTTAATCGAAAAGTGGATGCCGAAGATGGCAAGCGTTCTGTAATAATTATAAGCGAAAACGGTTTACCCGATTCTGCGTTATTGCCAAGAACCAATGCTTATTCGGAGTCAGAAGTTTTGACATCAACCGATAAATATACAATCGTGTCAAGTGAAGTCAAAGACAGCATAGGAGATAATAAATCTCCAACTGTAACTATTATTCACGTAGAGCCAAAAGATGAATTTTTGGCAGAAACAGAATCTGCGGCACCGGCTGTCGAAGTTCCGACAATTATCTTTAATCGTTATACGGATGATAATGAGAAAGCAGTTCGTGCTATGTATGCAGACCAAGTCAGCAAATATTCGACCGATGAAAAAAATGGTATTCGTAGGTATGTAGGTGATACCAATTCAACAAAATATGAATATGAGAAGATTAATGGTTTCTTGCGTAACGGCGGCAAGATTTCCAAAGCCAATGAAGAAGCCATCAATAGCATAGACAAGGCTATAGAGAATTTTGAAGTCAAAGAACCTTTTACCGCAAGGCGAGGTGTGGATTATGATGCTTTCTATTCATTAATTCCTGGATTTAACGATAATACAACTCTTGATGAAATGAAAGAAGCGTTGGTAGGATCCGAATTTGTTGATAAAGGTTATATGTCTGCATCTTGGAATGTATGGCACGGATTTTCCAGGGATGTTTATCTTGAGGTTGATGTACCTGCCGGCAAGGGATATGGTTGTATGGTTGGTAATTTACCGAGAGACACAAAAGTGACGGAAGATGAGTTTATTTTGAAGAGAAATACTCACGTGGAATTTTATGATGTAACCATAGACAAATATCAGCGTATAATTTTACATTCAAAAATCGTGGAGGATTAATTGTGAAAATTAAAGACGAAAGATTTATGACCAAAAAAGGAGATTTGATTTTGGTTAAGAGAAAAAAGGAGAAAGAAGATGCCGGTAGAAGTAATAAGTCACAGAATAGAAGTAATCGAAGCAAAAAATGAGGCTGTCGCACGTGCGCTGGAGACGATCGGGTTGGTTGCTGAACGTTACGCCAAGGAAAAGGCACCGGTCGATACCGGTCGCTTGCGTAACTCAATTTCACACCAGGTGGATGATGAAACTGTCTATGTAGGTACGAATGTGGAATATGCACCTTATTTGGAATTTGGTACCGGTAAATTTGCAGAGAGCGGCGGCAGACCAACTCCCTGGAGTTATCAAGATTCGAAAGGCGAGTGGCATACCACAAATGGTATGAAACCACAGCCGTATTTG